GTTTAATCTTATTAATAACATGCTCGTGTGCGGCTTTTAATTCTTCAATAGTATCGTACTCGCCAACAACTTCATCATTGAAAATTAAATAAAATTTACCATTATGATGTACTGTTGCAAAGCCATGTGAATCGTATTGTACTGTTTCATCTTCCATAATTTTACCCATTATTTCTTTACTATTATTAAGTGCAACTCTTTTTGAAATTTGACCAGGACCTGCACTTACCCACGCATGAGTATCTCCTGCTGTGTGTGATACTGTTCTGCCCTTTTTATCAGTAAATGCTGAACCACCGTCGCCGTCTTTATTAACTGCTGTTGACATTGTTCCGCCTGCAATTTTACCAGTTGCTTGTACATTGCCTTTTGAATCAGCACTAACGTCTGTGCTACCGATCTTACCTTTAGCACTAATTGTGCCTTTGTCGTTTAAACTAAAGTCGGTGTTTCCTACTTTTGTTTTTGCTACTAGTTTTTCTTTTAGGACTTTATCCCACATTTCTGTAAATTTAGACATTAACTTCTCTTCCTCATAGCACGTTGTGCCATATTGTTTACTGTGTTGCGTGCTTTATCAATTGATAAGTCTGGGTTATCTTGTACTTGCTTTTCACTTTTAAACGAAATTTCTTTATTATCCATATTAGTGATAATATTTTCTAACTCGCCTTGCATAACCATGTCTTGTAATGATTCTACATCTAATGGAATTCCCATCTTTTCAGCAATAGAAATAAATGCTTCTACACTTAACTTAGACGTAGCGTTTTTGTCGTTAGCACGACCAATAAGAAATTGTCCTAGTGCGGCTAATTTCTCTAAGTTAGATTCTTGAAGTACTTCGCTTGTTTTCATTGCTTATCTAGACTACTTATTATTGTTCGTTAATGAATTTGCCATTATCTTTTCTCTCTTCCTAATTCTGGTTCTAAGTCATCCGGTACAGGAACTGGTTCCATTGGAACATCAGCATCCATATCCATATCAATTTCGTCGCCACCTACTGGCTCTTCTGGTTCTAAGTCACTTAATTCGCCCATCGGAGATTCAACTTCTTCTCCTGTAACGATTGCAACAGCCGCGTCCATTTGTTCTTTAGTAGCATTAAGTGTGTCTGACAAAGTTGCCATTGCAGAACCCATTGCATCTTTAAACTGCATTGCTTGGTCAGTACCTAACTCACCTTTCATTGTATCCGCTAAGGCAGGTACATCTTTATATTGTAGGTCAATCATATCTTCAATCATCTTTTGTACACGGTCAACCATATCTTGTGCCGCTAATACAACTTGTGCTTGTGATACTTCATCTTCGTTAATTTGCTTTTTAGATTCAACAATCTTCTTCATTAACTTAATCGAAGTATTTTTACTTTCAAGTACAGTTAGTAAGTTTTTACTAATGCCCTGCTCTTTAAGTTTATTCCACTCCTTGTCTGAGATATCTTCTCCCATTGCTGTTTTCTTTAAGGCGTTAGCATACTCGCCCGACATTTTGCCTGGTACAATTGGTTTCATAGTTCTTCCTGTATTTGTATTATTACCACCAAATGACCCAGCGTTTGCCTCTGAAAGTTCTTTTACTTTCGATGTTAATGCTTCTTCTAACATTAAGCCTTGCATGTATGTAGAATCATTTTGACTAGTATGAAGTTTATTTGATTGTCTGTAATTTTCAATCAAACTCTTTGTTGTATTTAAATATTCTTTTGCTTGATTCAAAGTTAAGTTCAAATCAAGGTTTACACCAAACTGCGATTCGAAAATCTTAGCGTACTCTTTTGAACTCTTTGGTGTTGCTAGTTGTTGTAAATTCATTTGAAAATCCTTCGCTTTTAATCTGTTTTGAACGTTGTATATATTTATGTAAGTTTACCTTTAAACGCATCTGCTTAGAAACGTATTCAGTTAATCTAGCAAGTAATGTACTTTGCTGTTCGTGCGGTGTACTTTTTAACTTGATTAGTATTTTTGTGTAAGCAATATCATTAGCAAGAAATTCAATTGTTCTATCTGTATTGATGATATTAGATGCTAGTTCTATGTTGTTGCCCCTATGTGCATTACACCATGACAAAGCTGTTGCAGATGAAAACACTGTAGTTACAAATTCATTTCCGTCAATGAAATAAATTTTAAACTCGTTTCTATCTTTTGTAATTTTATACATATTGTAGACAATAAAATTATCGCCTTGTTTGACAACTAACTCGTCGCTTTTAGACTGTTCTTTTTTGGATAACTTTCTAAGTTTTCGTTTAACTTGATTATACGTTTTTGTCATAGTATTAACTTAATTCAAAATATATATTTGCTTTATTACAATCTAAGTAATTATCATTTATTGTTTCGTTTAAGTTAGTTAACATTGGAACATGGTTACAATCGTCACATAAAGCGCCAATTGGATTATTGTTGTTGCTCAGTGCATCCAATTGCTCAACTTCAAACGTTAAACTCCACACATTATGTTTACCTTTAAACTTCTTATTAAATTTATGTTTAGTTAAAGATTGTTTAGACGGGTTATTAACTTCTATATTATGAAGTTGAACACGTAATGACATAACTTGAAGTAGAACTTCCAAATTACTTTGTTGTTGTCTACAAAATCTCCATTGCTTTTCGTCTTTAATGTTTATACCGTTTTTAGTAGTGTACGGCAAACTGTCCATCTTGAAACTGCGTACCACACCTGTTTCAGTAATATCAAATAATGTATAAACTTTTATTACTTGCACAGAGTTTCAAGCACTTTAAGTTTTTCAAGTGCTTCTTTAATCGCAGGATTCTTTTTTGATAACATATCCCAATCTACTTCTCTTAAGTAGTGGTGCCATTCTAAACTATTGTCTTTGTGTATTTGTGTACGATTACGTGAACCTAATTCACGTGCAAAAACAGTTTTACCGCCGTCGGGACTTTCATAAATCATCTTAATATCTTTCATGACTGTATTTAAGTCATAAAAAAACCCAAGTTAAAAAACTTGGGTTTTTGATTTTAAAAAACTATATATTATAGGTTTTCAAATGTGCATTCAAGAACTGCATTAGTGATACTAGGTGTACCTGTACCTTGTAAAGCAATCATGTCGCCGTTTGCTGTACCTTCAACACCAACAACAGTAAAACCTTCTGTTTGTGCTTCTAGTGCAACTGCTTCCATGTTTGAACCAGTAGCAACTGATAAAATATGTGTAGTAGCGCCAAAACCTTGACTTTGACCAACTGTAGCATTATTTGTAACGTCTGCCATAATATTCTCCTTATCTTTGTATGTAGAAACAACCCACGTTGCTTCTTACTATTATTTATACAAATTTAGAAAAATTAAGTAAGACGATTCCAGATTTTTTGAAGCATTGGATACATATCGGAGTATCTTGCTTTTCCTGTACGGAATTGAAGCATTAACCAACGTAAATTACGAATCTTATCAAATGATGACATTTCATCATACAAATGAAGTTGTCTACGTACACGTTGGTGATCACTTGTCCAACCTCTGATAGTACGCATTAATAACAAGAATAACTGATGATAATCATCTTCGTCTACTCTGCCATTTGTCATATCACGTAATATACGCTTAATACGTAATTCAGGAATAGTAATATCATAACGTGTTACGATTTTATCTGAATATTTTTCTTGATGTAACAATAGTACAATTGCATTGTACATATCAGGCTGTGTAGTTCTAAAACCTTTAAATGCTGGCTGACTCATTATATTACGAGCATAACTAACTGCACTTGAACGATCTTCGTGCCATATAAAGTTAAGAGCAAAGAACATATTAACTAATAGTAGTCCTAACTCATCTGCTTTAGTACCGTCAACAAGGTTTAAGTTTTTAAAAACTCTTGCTTCTTTTAATTCACTAAAAAATTCAAAATTACTCATACTCTTTAAACCAGTCTTCTGTTTCACGTTTATGTAAAAATTCCAATGTTCTAGTACCTGTTTGACCAACACGCATTGGAATATTTCTTCCACGCATATTTTCTAATCTTCCGTATGAATCGTTTGCAGGTTCGTTATGTAATTGTACTTGCAGGTCCGAATTGTCGATATCTCTGTACCAATCCCCATTAAATTTAACCCAAGTACTATCATCGCCGGCTATTACAAACTTAACAGGAACCACTTTACCAGTTTGCATCATGTCATTTGGTAAGTAATCGCCGTATTCAACAGTTTGCTTTTCTTCTGTGGGTTGTATTAAACTTAGTGTCATTAATCTTGTCATGTACTTCAATGCAATGCCAGTATCCGAACGCTTAGTTGCACTTAAATCAACTAATTCCTGAATTGCTTTGTCTGCTTCGTTACTTGGTGTGACTTGCATATCACTATAAGCAAGTTTTTGTAATAAAGTAGTTAGTACTGTTTGATTTGGAATTTTCTTTAAACTTGATAATTTTTCATTCCAACGTTCAAGCCAATCCTTTGCTGTACCGCGTAAACGTGAGTCTTGATAACCACGTGCAATTGCATCATGGAAGCCCATTGCACTAAGTTTATTACTTAATGAATTAAAGTACGTATCTGCAACTTCTGTTACAACTTCATTTACTTTCATTGATCTTTTTTAAACTACGCTGAAATTTACGCTCATCTCTAGTTCTAATAGAGTTAAGGAATTTACGTGTTAAATTATCCGTTTCTTCAGGTGTGTATGTTTCTGCAACTAAGTCTAGTAATCTACCTGCACTCTCGATTAGATTATCTGCACGACTTCTAATAATGTGCTTTTTATCTTGTTCAATATGTAGGCTTTCTAATTCTTCTAAAATGCTTCGTGTACGTTTCTGCATATCATACCCTGGTTAATAATATATACGTGTATTTATTTCGTTTTAATACTATTTAAAAGACTTTGGAGTTTGGCACTTTTAACATCGCCTGAAACTTTTGGAATGTCTTGCACAGGATCAACAGTACTTGCAACTCCTGGTTTTATTTTATTCATAATTTCACTTGAAGATGCACTTGTATTGTTATCTGGTTCTATACCAGAATCAGTAATACGTAATGTATTTAAATCAAACTCAAGTTCTACTTTTTGTCCAACGCCAGAACTTGAACGTGTTTTCATTAATTGAATTTGATATCTTCCACGTTCGCGCATTGCTCTACTTGTGAAAATACCGAATACGTTATCAGCAGTATTAATTTTAGATATACCACCTGAGATATGACTATGATCGAATTCAATTTCTTCTACAGCACTTCTATTTAATTGCGATGCTGTTACCATGATAATATCCAACTCTTTTGCTAAGTTACGGATTTCTTCTGATACATATTTGTCCTTAACAAATAAATCACTAGGACTAACTTTAGTACTCACTGGCATCAACAAATCTAAGTAGTCAATACACATACAATCAATTTTGATTTTTTCTTGTATTTCTAATTCCTTTACGTACGATCGAATATCATTAACTGTACTTTGTGCTGGCATATACTTAATACGTAGTTTACCAGACTGCTTTGCCATCATTTTAACTTTCATTTCAACATTTTCAATGTCTTTGAAAATTCTACTCGACGCTGTGTCTGTCATCATTGAATCCATACGCATACTACATAAGTCTTCACTTAATTCAAGTGTTATAAACACACAGTTTTTTCCAGCATGAACCCAATTAACCATTAGATTCTGCATGAACAACGACTTACCTGAACCTGATCCACCTGCAAATATTTGTAATTCGCCACGATTAAAACCGCCATATAATTTTTTATCAAGCATTGGCCAGCCTGTACTTGTTTGACCATTATTGTCTTTAATTGCTAATAGACGTTGTTTAGGATCAGCAAAATAATCAGTACCCATGTCCTTTGTTAAACTAATTTGTACTGCATCTTTGATTAACTTTTCAACAGGGTCAAACTCGCCCTTTTCAAGTAAATCCGCACTTTTTAGAATAGCACGTTCAAGTTCTTGTCTGCGTGTAAACCCTTCAAATTCGTCCAAGAACCAATCGTAGTGTCCGTCGTTGAGTTCTGGAACTGGCTGTAAGTTAGCACGAGTAACAGCATTAATTTGCTCTAAAGTAGGCAATGTACCATGCTCAGCTGAATGCTCACTAATCATTTTAGCGGCTTCTTGCAACGATTCATCAAAATTATCAATGTTATAGATGTTTTGTACACGCACAAAACTCTGTGCATCATTTAGCATCATTTCCAAAAATAACTTTTGAATATCTCTATTGTACTCTTTCAATTCTTCTCTCTAACTCTTTTTTTGCTAATTTAATTTTTATACTACTTGAATTTTTACTTTCTAATATCATTAGTAATGTTTTTATTTTACCGTACTTAATGACAGCATCATTAACATCTTTAACACCACTGCCCCAATTAGGAATACTCACATTAAAGCCATTTTGTAATGCATCATCAATTAACTTTAGTCCTGCCTTGTCTTGATCAGGAACAACAATAATTTCACGGTATAGTTGTTTTAACTGTTGTGATTGTTTATCACTGATTCTATTGTGCATAACTGCGAGACCATTTATACTTATTGCATCAAGTACACCCTCGGTAACTATTGCATATTCCCAATTATCATTCTGTAAATCTAAGCCAAAAAGATACCCCTTTTGTTGCTCATTTATGTACTTTGGAATTTTATTGTCCAGGTACCTTGAAGTGTAACCAACTATTTTTCCTTTATTTGTGTACGGTATAACAATTCTATTTTTATTACGACCCTTATCATTAGGTGTAATCATAAATGCGTAATCGTTAACATTTATTCCACGTTTATTTAAATAATTTGCAACATTTATATCTTCACTTGTTAGTAAACGAGCATTTTTCGGCAACTCAATATCCTTAAATTTAATACTTGCTGTTATGACTTTACTTCTGTCATCTAATATATCATGAATACTTTTATGTCTCAAACTTTCTAAGTTCAGCCAATCAATTTCAACTTTACTAACTCCTAGCCAAGTTAGTAACTTTCTTGCCTTGTGATTTACAGGCCTTCCAAGTGTAAAACTGGCAGTGAAATTACAATTAAAGCAATGATATCTCCAGTCATGTTCATTTTCTAGCATTACACCGCCACGTCCACGCTTATCCATAGTTTCGCCGTTATGTGAACAACACACAGCATTAAACGAAATCCATCCACTAGATGATTTTTTACGTTTAGGAGGCAGGTAAGAAAGAATATCAATCATTAACATATTATATATTAACGTTTGAAGATGTAGGTTATATAACTATATCAAAATAGTCATTTAGGTTGAATGGCTCTTTTTCGTACACACATGAGCCAAAATGTGAATGAATGGGCACAAATCATTAACTAAAACAACAACCTAAAAACCCTGTACTAACACAATATTTTTGTACATAGCGTTGTGCTACGGCATTGCCTCGCTACATTTAATAATCGTATTAATTAGTTTTAAGAGGACTATTACGATTATTGTACTACTCAAAACGGAGGGTGTCGAGTACACACCTTCTTTTACTTTTGGATGTTTGTTGTACTTACTACATATAATACAACAAAAGTAAAAGAAAATAACAACATGAAAACTTATATCGTGTTGTTATGAATAAGTATACTTTATTTTAAAAGCGTGTCAATACGTTCTATTAATTTTTTTGCAATTAAATAGTGTCCTTCTTCATTTGGATGCCCGTATTGCTTATAATTATTCATTAACATTTGTCTAATATCAAAATCATAAAAAGATTTCATTTTAGATTTAGTTTTGCTAAGAGCATTAAATTGTACTACTGGTATATTGTGTTGGTAACTTATACCATCAAATAATTGAGTTGTGATCTCGTGGTTTAATTTATACAATTCGTTACACGCACTCATAGTTAAATAACTTTTATGTAAATTATGCCATTCCGGGTTAATATTATCTCCAGCACTATCTAGCCATTGTGCATGTAAGTAATTATTCCACGGCGGGTCATCGTTTACACGTTCGTGGTTTGGATCATACCAACTGATTCTACTCTCGTCTGTTAAACTAACTAATATAATTGATTGTTTTATGTATTCATCTGTGTGGTTATTAAGCCACCACATTAAATTCCATTGCATTGACTGCAAACTAGAACCAGGAAATGCTAAATTTTCTTGTTGTAAATTGTAATGTTTTGCTAATAAACCAGTATAAGAATGAGATAATCGATAAGAATCGTTTTGTGTGTAATGCGATGGAATTCCTTGCTTTTCTAATACAGGATCTAGCAGTTCGTCGCCGAATGCCCAGCTGCACCCAAACGATACGATATTTTTTATGTTGATTTATTGCTCCTTAAATATTTTCAGTTTTACAAAAATTATTGATTTTTTTAACTAAGCTCTTTTGCTTTTTAATATTATTAGGTCTACCAAATCCAAGGTCGTCGTGTGATCCAATAGCAAATAAGTATATTGTATTGTTTTTAATTTCATACATAACGGAAATATCATTAGTTAAACCAGCATGTTTAATGCCACTTAACGGTCCTTTTCCTGTCATTGCATAATCCTTACTTCCAAACGGAGCTCTTGGATCTTTTGCTTTTGTGGTTAGGAAATCCGTTAATGCTTGCTGAACACGTGCATTTTTCAAATGCTTTTTATTCGTTTTGTTAAAACAAGGAGAAGTTTTAACATTAGTATCTTCGAAAATATTATTGGTATAACTTTCCCAAATAATACTTTCAATTAGATGATCTACATTACTAATAGTAACTTCATTAATTTTCATTTTAGAATCCGTCTTTGTGTATTAGGTACTTAGCCTGAATATACGCTTTAACTAATCCTGAACGTACAATATCATCCACACCAAATTCATTACGCATAAACCAATTAGGCATTGATTCAAGAACTTTAACAAATTTACAGACATCTTTGTCTTTGTCTTTACTAAAGTCTGTTTGCATGAAGTCACCACAGAACATTGCTTTTGAGTTACGTCCAAGTCTTGTCAGAACTGAATCTGCTTCGTGCGAAGTACAGTTTTGGAACTCATCCATAATGACAATACAATTGTCTAATGTAATACCACGCACGTACGAAGTAATCATAAAACGCACTATACCATGCCTAACTAAAATTTCATAAGCATCGTCTCTACCAAACAACTCAGAACAAACTTTCTTGTACGGTAACTCGTACACTTGTTGCTTTTCATTTATATCGCCTGGTAAAAAACCGATATCTCTAGTTGGCACTGCACTACGCACAATGACAATTTGCGACAACTCTGTTCCACCGTTAATTAATTCATTGAACGCTTTGTACAGGCTCAAAAAGGTTTTTCCTGTTCCTGGATAACCCATTAGCAATTGACATTTTCCTAAATCATAATTGTCAAAAAATGTTCTTTGTGCTTCTGTAATCGGTTCTATTTCTGTTAAATTTAAGTGTAGTTTTGAAACTATACTTGCGCCTGTATTAGGCTTTTTCTTCTTTGCCATTTTGTACTTCCTTACGCAATTTGTGGTAATATATCAATTACACCTTGTGTTCCTGCTTTATCGTCTACATACGCCAATTCAGTCAATGAATTAAATACACGTTCAATACTATAATTAGCACGTTGTGACTCCACTGCTGATAAATCACTACTTGTTAGTGTTACTGTTGCTTTGCCTTTTGTTGGTACAGTAATTGTTAACGCTTTGCTCATTAGTAATGAATTCTCACTTATTAATTTAAATGTCAACGAAGTATTTTCTAAGTTAATGGGTTTTTGATTTTGATTTAAAAATTGAAATTCCAGAGTAGTATCTAAGCCTTTAACAGCTTTTAATGTTTCTGCGTACACGTATTTTGTCCTTGGTAAATTAATGCCGGATGAAACGTCTGTGTTAAAAAACATTCCAGTGTGGCGTTGGTTATACAAATAAAGTTTAGTTGAATACATGTTAATTATTTATAGAAAAATAGTACTTTACAACATTACTATAATACCAAAGAACATTTCCGGTACAGTACCATAAACATAAATAAATCTTAGTTAAATACACACATATATATCGTTCATGGAAAACAAGTTATTTCAAAGAATAGCAGAAAAATACCCATTTTTATCTATAGTACTATATGCAAATAAAGAGCATATTGGTATTATTATGAACCAAGACAAAGTACTAACTACAATGTATGATTTTGGTGCTATTAGTGACTTGGATCAAAAACAGTTATTCTTAGATCTAGGAGAAACATGGTGGTGGGAGTCTAATAGAAGTATACCTATCAATTTATTTCTTAAAGAAGAGTGGACTGCGTTTAAAGATTACAGGGTAACATTTAATAATAAAAATATGTCTGTATTAAGTGGTCCATGTACTAGTTTAAGTAACATTGTTCAAAAACGTTCTAAACGAAAATCAATTACTTTAGTTAGAGAGATTCGTGAATGATATTCATATGTAATGCAACCAACATTGCATAACTTAACGAATGTGCTTTTTTAAAAAAGTACTCGTCGTTTTCTGGCCTAATCCAAATTTCTTCTGATATTTCCTTCCAAGATTTACCCATTAAGTGTTTTTTACCAGGTCTTATTAA